GTGGCTAAGAAGTTAGCTGTCTTGACGCTGGTCTCCCGTGAGCTGTCAGAGGATACAGTCATCGACTTTGGAGCTGCTCTCGCCCGTGATATGGCTTATGTCATCGCACAGTCAGAGGATGCAGCTGCTTTCAATGGTGACGGCTCTGGTACTTATGGCGGTCTTAACGGCATCATGCCAACGATCAAGGCTTTAAGTGCGACATTTGCCAACATCGCTGCCATGCAGGTAGGTGCTGCGACATCATCTGCTAGTCTTAACAACTTTACCCTCGCCAACTGGCAGGGCATGGTGGGACGGCTAGCACCTTATGCGACTAACCCAAGATGGTACATGAATAAGACTGTATGGATCAACGGCGTGGCAGACAAACTCATCGCTCTCTCTGGTAACGACTTCTTGTCAATCCAGAATGCGACATCTGTCGAGCCACAATTCTTTGGGATCCCTGTCACTTTCGTCCAAAATATGACCAGTGCTACTGGCGTATCTGTGGACGTGGCTGTGCTGGGTGACCTCAGTCTGGGTGTCGCATTTGGTGACCGACGTGGCATCACGATCGAGGTCAGTGATCAGGTGAAATTCATCGAGGACTGTTTGACCTTCAAGGCAACGTCTAGATATGGATTTGTGCCGTTTGATACGGGTAACGTCACCGCTACTGTCGCTAACCAGGTGGCAGGGTCTCTCATCGTCCTACAAGCCTCTACGTAGGCTCTCTCTGGAGGTGTGGTCGTACGGCTACACCTCCTCTACTCTCTAGAGGATCACATCTATGCCATTGACACGCACTGAGTCTCTTGACCGTCTAGCATGGATGGTAGCCTCTGACTCTTTTCCGCAGCTGGACACGACAGCTCTACAGCAGCTCATAGACGATCACGCTCGGTGGGAGCTGTGGACAGCGTCTAGCTCTTACGAGGTGGGTGACATTATCACACCGACTGTCCGTAATGGACGGTTGTACCAAGTCATTATCGCAGGCACTAGCGGTACGACTGAGCCACTATTCCCTACTCTCGCAACTAACAATTTCTATATCATTGTTGATGGTACATCTGACCCACAGCTGACGTGGAGAGACATTGGACCTGCTAACAATGAGCGGTACGATCTACGCTCATCAGCACGTCAAGGATGGCTCCGCAAAGCATCTACAGTGACCAGCATGATCGACTCAAAAGACGGGCAAGTGGATGTCAAGATGTCTGCTCTACACGATCACTGCATCGCTCAGGCTAATCGGTTCGCTCCTTTGGTGATCTACTAATGATCCCATCACAGCTGGTGACACAGCTGGCAGTAGCTATCACTCAGTATGCTTATGCCGACATAGTCAGCATCTGGCGAGCCACTAACGCTCCTGACGGTATCGGCGGTGTCACTCAGGGCTGGCTACAGGTAGCCGAGATACGTGGCACTCTCTCATCTAATACCGATAGTCAAGGTGTGGTGGGTGGTGTCATAGAGATAGGCTCCACATGGACGCTCACCTGTGCGCCGGGTCTACCTGTGCAGGCAGATGACCGGGTCTACTACACGAGTGGCACACCTCAGAGTCTAGCCGACTACTACGAGGTGGTAGGTGGTGACGCAGGACACACTAACGCTTTGACTCAAACTGTCTCGCTCAGGTATCGCACTAACGGGTAGGAGACTACCATACTGATAGAGGAGACACGACACATGCCAGTAGAACACCGGGTATCAGGAGATGATGTACAGCAGATCTTAGCAGGCGCACTAGGTGCTGTAGCTGGCACTGACTGGCGTAGCGTCAAGACTTTCGCACAAGGGTGTCTGAGGGTTATCACTGGCACGGCGTGTGCGACGTACCTCACTCCGCTCATCGCCCAGCAGCTCACGATCACAGACTTTAAGTACATGCTGGGCTTGTCTTTTTTGATGGGTACGCTGGGCATGAAGAGCGTACATAAACTCACGACCGTACTAGATGCGATGGTCGCAAAGGTGAAAAGCCAATGATACCTATAAATCTGTATAACTACAGGGCAGAGCGTACAGCCGACGGCTTAGACTGGATTTTATACGGTGATATTACCGATAATAATAATAACGTATTGGCAACTTTTGGCGATACGGGTACATCACTTAATACATGGTGGGTACAACAAGATGTCCAGTTTCAACAAACTTACGTTAATCTTTTTGCTGGCATTATTGCATCTGAGATAGTGATCGGAACGTCTGAATAATGGCTACTTATTACGTTCGCACTGATGGTAGTGATTCTAATACAGGGTTAGGGTCTACCGCTGCGCTCGCTTGGCGCAGTGTGCAAAAGGCTATAAACAGCGGTGGCGTTACATCTGGGGATACCGTCTACGTTGCACCGGGGACATATCGTGAAACGGCGTGGAATGGTCAAACATTTACGTCTACAACCACATTTATTGGTGATGCTCTTGCTACTCAATTTAGCGGAGTAACACCGGGGCCAGTCATTGTTTCTACTCGACCATCTGACGGTGCTGCTTCTACAGTTACATACATAGGGTATGTTCGCTCATTTACAACATTAAAAAACTTCTATTTTGATACATCGCAAAGTATGCTTAGACCTTATGGTCAAAATATTCTAATCTCTGATTGTGTATTTCAAAACCAAGGTAGCAGTTCTATCAATCAGCAATTACTAGAAATGCAATTAACAGGCACTGGTGACATTACAATTCGTAGGTGTATAGGACAAGGCATTTCGTGTATAGCTTGCGGTGGTGTTGTAGGAAATACGGGAACTGGTGCAATTAGAGTAGAATCCTGCAATTTTTACGCATCCTTCTTTTTTGCATCAGGAACTGCAGCAACATTTGTAATTGTAAATTCTATATTTGCTAATAGTTTGGCTTGGAGTAATCAAAATGCATCAGGAACTTACATTGTTTTCAATTGCATATTGGGTCAGTTGAGTTTTACTAATACAAACGGGACACGCTTAGAAGATTATAACTATTACACTGGAGCATTTGCCACCAGTAGAAACAATGTAATAAGCGGAGCAAATTCATTTGTAAATTATGGGCGGGTTACAAACTGGGGTTACTTTGCACAAAACGGGTTAATTCTTGCTGGTGAGCAAGCACCGATACAAAACGGTCCACTAAAAGGAGCGGGTATATCAACATTTTCTGGATATTCATCTCCTGCTACAGACCTTTACAACCATTCTTTCACATCACCTCCTGACATTGGAGCGGTAAACAGTACCGCATTTATAGGCGCAAGTTATTACATACCTACAGACCGTAACGCTAACGTAATAACAATGAATCCAGACACGACATCAAGGGCTGTCTATGTTTACCTAGGTGCTACCGGGCTAACCTTTAGCAGCACCGGGCTGGCAGCCTATTACACACGTGGCAAAGCAGCACCAGTCGCTATCACTCTAGTCACTCAGACGGTCACAGGTGCGTACGCATCGGGTGGTTTTGTGGAGGTGTCTAGTACTAATCAGCCGGGCATCTACCGCCTTGACTTACCTAATGCTGCGTTAGTGGATGGCGTGGATGATGTCACGGTCACGGTGCGTGGAGCTTCAGGCACTAACGGTGCGGTTTTGACTATTAGCCTTTTAGATGTACCCACACAAGCTTTAATAGTCCGCATGGGACCGTATCAGATCAAGGCTGACGGGCTAGGCTCTAGCCAGCCACTCGACATCAACGTGGGAGCAGCTCAGGGCATAGACACTCAGGTAGTGGACGCTAACGGATCAGGTGTAGATATCACTGCCTCTACGCTCTCGGTCAAGGTCTACGACTCTGGCGGTATTCTAGTAGCCACGTATGCAGGCACTGCGACATATGCAGCTGATGGACGGCTGACATTTGCTATCACGACAGCTGTCACTGGCACGGCTGGCACGTACACGGCTACCATCACGAGGACTACATCAGCCAGTGATACTCAGGTCTTTGGACCACTGCGACTGTACGTGAGGAGCGTCTAATGTCTGCATACATCACTAACTTATACGAGGATCCTAATGAGGTCCAGCAGATCTCAGCGTGGGTAGGAGACTGGCATGCCTACACCGTCAGGCTGACTGACGCTAACGGCTCACCTATCGACATCACGACTGGCACACTAGGGATAACCTACACGAATAACTCCACAGGCGTGGCGTACAGTTTCGTATCAGGATCTGCCACGCTCACCAAGAGTTTCTCTTCAGAAGGCATCATAACGGTCTTGAATCCCAACGCCTACCCGACAGCAGCTGTGATACGCACCACGATCTCTTTCACGGTCAGCACGACTGTCAGACGCTTTGGACCACTGCTGATCGAGGTGCTATCACCGTGAGTGTCAAGGTGGATTTATCCGGCTTTGACATCGCTAAAGACAAGCTGATCAGGATAGACCGTATGCATCAAAAGATGGTCCTAACCACTCTGACGGGCATCATAGGTCAGCTGTCAGGTACACGCTCAGGACAGCTCACGACCTATCACGGTCAGCCACACAGAGCATCAGCACCGGGCGAGTCTCCTGCCACACGGTCAGGTAACCTCAGGACGAGTCTCATATCCACACGTGTCGCTCCCTACTACTACATGATCAGCATGGCATACTACGGGCTAATCCTTGAGCGTGACAAAGACCGACCATTTGCCCTCAGAGCATCAGAGCGTGCATGGTCTAACTTCGTAAAAGTGTTAGAGAGGTATCTAAATGGCAGTTGAGTCTCTGATAGTAGATGAGTGGATCTACGACACTCTGACAGGGTCTGCTACTCTGATGGCACTGCTGGCAGTAGATAACCGAGCGCCTAACTTTCAGCAGGGTGTCTATCTCTACTACGCTCCTGAGAAGGATCCTATATCGCTACGCCAGCCACAGGTCCCGTACATCGTGATACGTCAGGAGTTAGGCACACAGGAGGATATGACAGCTCTGTGTGGCGCACGAAAAGTGACAGTATCAGCACATCAGGTCATAGCATGGGACAGTCAGAGCGGTGCTGTGAGCATGGCACGCATCCAGCCTATAGTCAATCAGATTGACACGCTACTCAACGCTCAGACGGTATCTACGACCTCTCCCGTGTTCTACTTGAATCGGTCGAGTGTAGATGCGTCGATAGGTGTCAGCGGTGATGGTCGTGTGGATAATGGCATAAGCCAGACCTACACAGCCACAATAACTCTATAGAGGTATTTATTTTATGGGACGATCACTACTCGCTAAAGATGTCGTAGTCACTCTGACATTTTCTTCAGCTGCTCTGACTGGTGCTACCAGTGCTGTGCCGACATCAGGCACTACTACTGTCTCCTGTCTGGCTAAGTCACTAGGCATCACAATCACTCAGAACACGGTCAATGCGACAGCCTTATGCGCTGTCTTTGAGTCTAGTCTATCAACCACACAGGCAGGATCTATCAGCATAGAGCTGTACGTGGATGCCACGACGGGTCCACTCTTTCAGTCTAAGCTAGGCTTTGGAGTCTACCTAACGGCTGACCTTGACGGGTCTGCTACAGTCGCTGCTAACGCTTTGGTATACTATGGTCTAGTCACAGAGGCTGGAGTCAATATCAGTCCTGAGGACACACAGACCGAGTCAGCCACCATCAAGCTCGGAGTGGCAGGCATCACTGGTCTCATAGGAGTGTAAGTTGTCACTAGCATCTCTGCTCTCTTTT